AGGAGGTGTCTTATGGGAAGAATCGTAGGACTCGAAATCTTTGACGACGAAGTTCTGACAGAGCCTGCAGAGGTCAAGGAAGTTACCGAAAAGGAACTAGAGCCAGTTACAGAGCCTGCAGAGGTTCCAGAAGAAGAACCAAAGAATGGCGGAAAGAAGAAGTAGTTATGATAATTGTGCAGCTTAACAATTACCAGGAGCATTACGACGACATCACCGACGAGGCTGAATTCAACAGAATGCGCCTGCAAGCGGAATCGCTGCTCCGAGGAATGACTGCGAGACGGATTGACAATGTAGTTGATCCGTCTGATTTCCGTTATAGCCAGGTGAAGGCAACTATAATTCACGTTATCCATGAGTTGCACGCAAAACCAAGTAGCTCGGGCGTCAGGACTGTTAGCAATGACGGTTATTCGGAACATTACGACAGTGAGCAATCATGGAATGAGAGTATAGAGGGCGCTGTTCGGTCGATGTTATCCGGAACAGGATTAATGGGGTTTATGTAATGAATTTTACCGACACAATCACAATCTTTAATCACTACAAGGAGAACGGACACGATAAGTGGCTGCGAACAGTCCTAAGAGGTTGTCAATGGCGCCGTAAGGTCGTTCGTACCGTAGATAGTGCAGGTAAGGTTATTAAGACTAACGAGGTGTCTATTACAATACCTATGTGTGACGGGTATAGAGTAGCCACAGACTGGGCGAGATTAGCCGATAAGGCGAGTTATTGGACGATTGATACAGAATATAGCCTTGATATGATTGTCCTTGGAGAAGTCAAAATTGAGCTGTCTGAGGCATATCCGCCAAAGAATCTAAAGCGTGATTATCCCGATGTAATCACAGCAAAGACTCTCGCGGATAACACTAACAGAGACAGGCTCAAGCATTGGAAGGTGACGTCATAATGGGTGTTCAGATTAAAGATGCAAGAGTTGTAATGCAGCCAATAGGGGTAATTCTTCGCAAAAGAGGGTTAGAACCAAGTGGACGTGTGCAGAAAACTGTAGATCAAGAAGTCTTAAGACTCTGCGAGCCGTATGTTCCACATGACAAAGGCGATTTGGTACGATCCGGGACTATACACACTAGAATCGGCTCAGGGCAAGTAACGTATCGGACACCTTATGCTAGACGCTGGTATTACCGACCAGCAAAGTTTAAAGGCGCACCTAAGAGAGGTAATTACTGGTTCGAACGCATGAAGAAGGAAGGCGGACGAGATAAGATTCTAAAGGCTGCAGCGGCAGTTGCGGGTGCAAAGGAGAGGTAGCAAATGGTGACGAATAGCGAAAAAATTAAGACTTGGCTAAAAAGGTGCGATCTTGTGGTAGTAGAGGATGTTGACACAGATAGACTCGAGTCACAAGTAGAAAGCATCGGTATATACAAACAAGCGCAGAGGGATGTCACAGAGTTTGTTGATGACTCCAAGGTTGTGAGCGAATATTATTATTTCCTTACCCGAAGAAATGCGCAGCTTGAGGCTGAACGAATTAACTCACAAGCTTTTTTGGCCTTGATTGAGGATTGGGTAGAGGAACAAGACAAACGTGGCAACCGTCCCCGCATCGAAGGCATCGAGGAAGTGTTCATCGCTAACGGATTTTATATGATTGACTCGGAGACAGACGAGGCAGTTTATCAAATTTCAATCGGTATCAAATATCAAAAGAAAGGAAATAAATAATAATGAAAGGTGAAGGCAAGGTTAGAAAGTATGAGGTTGTACCTTTTATTAAACCAAAAGGAGCAACAGATTACTTACAGATTAAGAAGTCTACAGAACTAAAGCTCGAGTTCGGGGCATCTGTAGAAGAGTACGACTACATATCGGACGAAAGTCCAACGTCAGAGCTCGAAAAATACAAGCCAGAGATTAGCGGACTCCCTCTAACCATGTACAGGGAAGAGGCGGATTTTGCAGCAATCTGGGACATCGCATACAACCTCAAGGTAGGTGGTGAGGCGGTTGTCGACCTTCTGCTTGTATACAAGTTCGACGAAGATGCAGCAAAGACTGGCACTTGGAAGGCTTGGAACGTACCCGCAACTGTTGTAGTTAAGACTCTTGATGCTGTAGACGGCAAGATTGAGTTCGACCTACAGATGAGAGGTACGGTGAAGAGAGGAACCGTTACAGAAGAGTCCAACAAGCCTAAATTTAAGGCCGCTGGCGTATAAGTTATCGCTAAATTAGTACACTTTTTAGGAGGGATTTAACGATCCCTCTTTTTTATTTACGTAAAGGAGACAAAAAAAACAATGGAAAAGATGGAAATTGTTCTAAACGATAAGGAATTCGAGCTACCGAAGCGCACACCAAAGATTGCAAAACTCTTTGATGAGTTCAACGCAACGTTTGGAGAGGGCGATGTAAAGGTTCACAACAGTGCAATGAAGGTGCTAGAGGCGACAATCGGGAGAGAGGGCATCAAGGAAGTGTTCGGAACGGCAGATTCTGACCAGATTTCTGTTGTCGAGTCTGCAATTGCGGTAAAGGAGATTGACGACGTGTATATGGCTCCTTTAGTGGAATATATGCGTAAAAAGGAAGCGGAAGAGATGGACAGTCCAGCACTTACGGCGGCTAATGAGCTCATGGCTAACATGGCGAATCTGTCTAACTTGAAATAATGAAACTTCCGTATAAAAGGCTGCCGAAAACTTTAACGATTTGCGGTGTTGATTACCCTATACGCACAGATTTTAGATTTTGGCTCGCATTACCAGAGCTTGAGGACTTAACTGTGCTATTTATAGGTAAAAATCCGTCATTTATGGGGTATTTTTCTTCAGAGGCGATAGAAAAGATAGTTGAATTTTTTCACAGCGGAAAAGAATTAGAGCGAAATGAGAAAGGAACCAATGTTCTTGACTTCAAAGTTGACGAAAATCTAATATATGCGGCATTTAGGCAAGCATACAACATAGATTTATACGATTTAGAACAAGAAGAGCTCCATTGGTACAAGTTTAAGGCTCTCCTAGAAGGAATACCTCCGAACACTGCTCTATCCAAGGTTATAGAGATAAGGGCGTACGACGGAGATGATCCGGAGGCGAAGAAACTGCGTGACAAATTCGCACTACCTAGACAATTGACAGAGGAACAAGAGGCGGCGGGAAGAAAATTTGACGAGGTATTTAAATAATGGCAGACGGCACACTTATATTTGATACAAAAGTTAATAATGAAGGTGTCAGCACAGGGATGTCTACCGTCAAGAAGCTGTTTACGGCAGGTATAGGTTTCGTTGTCGCAAAGCACGCTGTAGGTCTAGCAAAGATGGGAATTGCCTACAATTCGCAGATGCAGGACTTTCAGAGCAAATTCAAGGTTCTGCTGGGGTCAGCTGCTAAAGCGAATAAGCATGTAGCAGACCTCCGTAAAATGGCTTTAAAGACGCCCTTTAGGACGACAGACCTTGCGGCTGCATCACAGCAACTACTCACATTTGGCATAAGGAGTAAGGACGTTAAGGGACACCTCCAGAGGCTCGGTGATATATCTCTGGGTAACAAAGAGAAGTTCCAGCAGCTCGGACTCGTGCTCGGTCAAGTCTCGTCGCAAGGGAAGCTCATGGGGCAGGATTTACTGCAGTTTATCAATGCGGGATTTAATCCTCTTCAGGAGCTGTCTAAAATGGGACGAGGTACTTATAAAGAGCTCAAAGACCAGATGGCTCAGGGCAAGATTAGCTTTGAAGACGTACAGGCAGCAATGGAGCACGCAACATCTAAAGGCGGACAGTTTTTTAACGGCATGAAAGAGGGCAGCAAGACGTTTGCAGCGCAGGTGGATGCACTAAAGGGCAACCTTGAGATTTTAGCAGGTAACGCAGTTAAACCACTCTACAACATGCTAACTAGACTCGTACCACATTTAGCTAAAGTTGCATCGCTAATGAATAGGCATCCGAAGATTGTCGGGGCGGTCGCAGCAGCAGTCACATCACTTGCCGGAGCAATGGCGGCATACTATGCGGCACAGAAGTGGAATTTAATATCCGAGGCGATAAGAACCTCGATGATGGGTTCTATAAAGTTCTTCCGGGCGTTCCACGAGGCGGCTTGGTTAAATCTCGGAATTGTTGTGGATAAGATTATCCCTGGGCTTGGTACGAAACTACTCAATATCCCTATAGGTTTACAGTCAGCAATGGGCGGAGTTACAAGTGCACTTGGTACAGCTGGTAAGTCAATTGCGGCATTCGCAACTAGTCCTATAGGTATAGCAATCGCAATTGGGGCGGCTGTTGCTGCACTCGGTGTTTGGGTTAACAAGATAGGCGGAGTAGATAAAGCAACGGAACTGATTCACGTAAAACTAGAGGCTTTTAAGTCTAAAATACCACAGATTATGCAAGGTCTCGGAAAGGCTATCCTTGCTGGTATAGGGGTACTTAAGACTGTTGTAGTCGAGGTTCTTCCGGAGACAGTAAAAGCTCTCTGGGCGGCTCTACCATCAGCACTAGCAACTATAGGGCAGTTAGCCGGGCAACTCGGTACATGGCTGATGCAGAAAATCGGACAACTTGCCCAGGCTATAGCTACAGGACTACCGAAGGCTATACAGGCGGTTATCGCAGCTATACCAGAGGTTGTTAAATCGCTACTCTCTGGAGTCGGCGAAGGGGCAAAGCAAGGCGGAGAACAGGCAGGAGCTAAAGGTGGCGAGGGAATTGCTACAGGGTTCCTAAAAACGTTCATAGTCGGCATGGGTAAACTCGCACTCGCGATACTCTCTGCAATTCCACAACTAGCTTGGTCAGTAGCAATAGGGATCATTAAGAGTATTCCTACTATCCTTGCTGCAGTTGGGAGCTTAGCCGTAGCGGCACTTAAGGCGATAGGAAGCGGTCTAGGTAGCCTTGTAACGATTGCTGTTAATTGGATATGGGGTTTTATCGAAGGATTCCTTGTAGGTGCTGCGAACGTAATTAGTGCAGTATGGAACTTTGCAGTGAGCTTACCCGGCAAGATTGTGAGTGGTATTGGTTCGCTCGTATCGATGGCAATAAATTGGTTAATCGGATTCGTGACCGGTATACGTAACGGTTTCGTAAGAGCTGGTTCAGCTGTTGTAAGTGGTGCTAGGTCTCTTCCTGGTAGAGTCAGAGGAGCAATAGGCAACCTATTCAGCATAGGTGTTCACTTCTTGCAAGGTCTTATTAATGGCATAAAGGCTGGGTTTAGTCGAGCACTCGGTATAATCGGCTCGCTTGGTGCAAAATGTAAAGCAAAGTTAAAGAG